TTAGCCCATTCTTTCAACGCTGACATTAACTTAGCAACTACTTCGTCTTCATTAGCGAAAGGCAGTTGCTCAGTTATATCAACTTCCCATATACGACCGTCGTTGAATTTGATTTCAACTCCGTGAATATACCTAATAGGCATACTGCTCATATAGATGTGTTCGAAAACTTCCGGCCAGTGCTTAATAAAGTCTTCTGGTGGACGGAATGGTTTCTTTTTAGACACTTACTTCATCTTTTTTCTTAGTAGCAGTTTTCTTTTTAGTAGGAACTAACTCTTCTGCTTGTCTACGCAAAGCGGCCGCTTCTTTACTTAAACGGTCTGCTTGTGATCTATATGACTTAGCAAGGTCTTCATCAGTTAAAGGAGCATTAGGATCTCTTTGAACTTCGGTAGGAGCCGCTTCTGCTGTACTAGGCATTTCTTTAGCAGTAGCAACAGTTTCTTCAGTTTCTGAAACTGCTAACTGGTCAACTGTAACACCTTTTTGTTCAGCAATCATTTGATTAAGTTCGCTTAATATAACAGTATTTGACGCAGTCGGAGTCATAATAACACCGCTAGTTCCAACTTTCTTTAAACGTCCGTCAGTGTGTAACGCCATAAGCATTTGTCTACCATCTGGAAAATAACGTCTCGAAAGTACATCAGCAAGCTCATTTGCTGTTTGCGCCTGATTGCTTTCTACAACTTTCATGATTTCGTCGTGTTGAGCATCTGTTAAACGAGATACATCAACTACAAGAGCATTATCTGACTCTCCAGGAAGTGTACGATACGCTACTAATACTTTAGCACCGTTGTTCTTCATTTTACCTGTATGTTTCATAGCCATAACTATTTCTCCTTATTGCGCAGGTTGTTGCGCAGGTTGTTCAGTTTGTGGTGCTGTTTGCGCAGGTTGTTGCGCGGCTTCGCCTTCTGGCTGTTTAGGTGTAACGGACTCTAAGAAAGAATTTAATTTATTGAAAACCTTTCCAACTGATTCCATCTCATTAGCTCTAAAAGCGCCACGTGTCGATGCTACATCAATAATTGTTTTAATAGCATTGAGGTCATTAATTGTTAATTCAGCAGGTGCCCCTTCTGGAGCAGGTGCCGCAGTATTTTCTACTGGTTTATTTTCATCTGTCATTTTTATCTCCTTGTATATGGACAGGCTAACATAAAATATGTTAACTCTTTTTCGTCTTCGAAACCTACACTACTTTTTGTTCCTGTGTCTGTTTCTAGATTAACTAAACAATATCTACCTTTAAGTTTGTATTCAATCCAATCAGCAATAGGAGTATCCCAAAGGAACTCATTTGATCCAAATTGAAACATATGAAAAGTAGGCGGTGCCCAATTCAATCGTCTCTTTTTCAAAATGCTTAATGGTGATATGTCTAACATTGTCATGTATTTAAATAATAGTAGTTAATGATTGTTTAATCCTGGATCAAGCGTTGTCGTAATGCTCTATTATAGCCAAACTTTTTAACGTCACCGCTAAACAGGTATAATTCAAAAGCGGCCCTCTCTGAAAACACTGTAATATCCTTCTTAGTGATAAAATACGGTGTTTCAATAAAGTTATCTAACCATACTAGAATTTGAGGTGTAATTGTGAACTTCCCTGGAAACTTAACGTTGTATGATTTTAGTTTAGCATCATTAACAACAAAGTCAAGTCCTTTTTCAGTCAAACGCAAACCTCCGGTATCTTTTGATCGAAGATTGTACCACCATTCAACTGTTTTCTCTTTTATTGAATCTTCATCTAGATTAACATTAGCGGCTTGTAAAAACTTTTTGGTATAATCATACTTGTTGATCATCACTTTTTAATACTTCGCCTTTCGTTAGTTTTATAACTTCGAAGCTGTCTGTTTTAAACATTCTATTCAATTTTCTAGCCAAGTTATGTGCGTGTCCTGGATTAGAAAAAGATACTTTCTTATATTTCGGTCCTGGATAGCTTGTAACTAGACTGCCGCTCTTTAAATTGAAAGGAGAACCTTCGTAAAACACAGCCCAGATTGCTTCTGCTTCGAGAATCTGTTCTACTTTATATGTGTCTTTATTAGCAAATTCTAACAAGACTTTTGGCTTTGGTCTACTCATATCTGCGTAATCCTTTTAATTAACTACGCATATATTTATCTTTTTAAAAGTCGCCGCCGTCCATCTTGACATCGATTGATTGTTCAGCAACAGATAATTTATTCATCTTAGATCCTATTTCGCTAATTGTTTGCGATAATTTAGATGTTATAAGTGCTAGATCGTAAGCAAGTTCTTTGCCTTCTTGAAGTGTAATTTTGATTTCTTTTTGGTTGGATTTTTCAGCAGTTCTAATACGCTGAACTAGTTTTTCTATACTAGGCATCCTGTCTGGTAAGTTGCTCATTTTGAAACCTTTGATAGCATAGAACGCATTTCCATTTCAGTTTTAAACGGGCCTTTGTACTCGTATCGTTGTAATGTAATTAGTTTAGGACAAAAGCTCTTAACCCAGCCTTTATCAAATCTAATAGTGTAATACCCAGCACAATATAAACTCTTACTGTCTTTGCTCTTAGTAAACAACGGTAGTTTCTTCTTAATATCAAACATACTGTTGTGTGGCTTATTACTAGTTGAGTAACCATGTACTTCGTTAGGTTGAGCGTTGTCTGCTTCTTTCTTAATTTTTACTACAAAGAAGTCCTTTCCAAACTGCTGTAATACACTTTTTCTATTTGGAAAAAATTGAACTCCATTTTCATTACTCATAACAAATCTTGTATCGTCTTTTCTAAGAGTAGCAAATTTCTCGCCATCTTGTTCAACAATCCAAAACTTATTTTCAATAATAGGTTTAGCAATTAGTGTTGTCATTGTGGATACCTCGCATTTAATGGTTCAGCATAACTTTGTGCTTGATCGGCAATCTTTTGTAAATCAAAAAGATTACAAAACTTCATAAGTCTAATACCAACTTGACTAATATTCTTGTTTTCTTCGATATTTTCAGCAATAGTGTTTGCTATAATTTCTTTAATGTTATCTGGCTGTGCTGTAAGATCAATTAACACTTTGTTACGTTCATAATCTTCAAGTACACGATGCTCTTCACCGTTATGATCAGTCCAACGTTGTAGCATTAAGTTGTTCCAGTTAAACCCTTTACTAGTACGATCTTCAAATGCTTCTGTTAGTCCGACCTTGTTTCTTGATCCCTTCGTTCTAACTCCCGGATAAGCTGAGAAAACGTTGTCACTTGTGTCTCCTCGCATACACTTCTGGAAGAGGAGCCACTCTGGGTCTGGGGCTTTTTTTGGCTCTCCTGTTTTTTTGTCTTTGACTGGGTTTCCTTTGGCATCATAATATCCTTCATGGGTTATAGTTGTTTCGCTAACGCCGTTATACTGTTTAACATTAGGAGCGATAAGTTGCTCAAAGTCACTATCTGTACTAATGATAACATGATCATCATTAGGATGACTTTGAGTCCATCCAGCAATTAGATCATCTGCTTCTAACTGCGAATTTTGTAATACACTACAATTTGTTTTTTCATTAATGAAGTCTTTGAATGTATCAAATGCTTCCCAAAACAATTTATCTTCTTCTTGTTCTCTTTCAGTTAATGCGGCACGAGCATCACTACGATTGCGTTTATACGGCTCGTAATGATCTTTGCGCCAACTACGTCCTTCTAGACAAAACACAACGTGATCGCCATTAAAGTCCTTCCATGCTTTTCTAATACTGTTAAGTGTAATATGAAATGCCATGCCAATTTTAATATCAGCATCGCCTCTTACTACGTGTCTAGCACGAAAAAATGTATTTGCTGTGTCTACTAGAATGTATGTACTCATGATACCTCTGATTTGCCTTTCTCAATAGGGACTACGTTTATAAAACCTGCGTCGGCTTTTGTATCTTGACCTTGATCTTCTAGAATATTACGGGCAAGATCCTTAAACCAACGATCGACGATTTCTTCTTCTGGATCACCGTCATATCCATAACCTTCTTGTCTTAATTTTAACACAAAATACTCGTTCCAGTCAAGCTCAAAGAATCCATTTTTGATATTTTCTGGATTTACTTGAGTATCAAGTACAGCAACCCAGGGTTCTTTTTTCTTAGTTGCCGCCTTCTTTTGCTTTTGTAATAGTTCACGATGTTCGTCTTGCGGAGACTTAATACCTTTTTTAGTCTCCTCTTTTTTAAACATTTTTTTAATAAAGTCCATAATTTATCCTTATGTTCCGATAGCATTACCAAACAAGTATACATGAACCCTTGCGGCTACATTATATCCACGTTCAAATGCCATCTTAGCAACAGCACCTGCTGTCGCTGTTTGTTCTTCTTCTCTAGCACCAACAGGCATAACCCAAACAGGATAATCTACACCTTGTGCTTTAAATTGTGAGATAACACTTTCCATCTCATCCC